TAATGATTTTTTTGGCGACCTTAACCAACGCAATGAAGTGTCTGTACAATTCTCAGAACGAGGGTCAGGTGTTAAGTGGGAAGGAAGTGGTTACATATCAAGTCTTTCTATGGATGCAGGGGTCGAAGAGAATGTGACTTACTCTGTGACTATAACAGGTACTGGGGTAGTAACAAAAGGTACATACTAATAAATAAACACAAATAAAAATGAAAAAGGTAGAATTAGGCGGTCAGGAGCGACCAATCAGATTTAGTTATTTATGCTTAAAAGAAATCTGCAAAAAGTTAGGTTTAAAGCTAAACGAATTAAATCAGTTAGGATCGGAGATAGACCACATCGGAGTTATCGCTTACTTTGGTTTAAAGTACGGAGCTAAGAAGATAGGAGAGAAGTTTACTTATAAAATCGCTGACATTGAAGAGTGGTTAGATAACGAAGAGTTCTCTAAGATTAACGAAATATTCGAAGCGTTCCAACTTGACCAACCTCAAAGCGAGGGAAAGTAGTTGAGGGAGAGGAAATAGATTCTGAGCAAGGCGATGTTGATTGGGATAAGCTCGAGAAGATAGGTTTAGGGATGTTGGGGTTAGGTTATGATGAATTATATAGTTTAACCCCACGTTCTTTTAATAATCGCTTAGAGGGCTTTAAAATGCACCAGGAACAGATGTCACAGAACCAATGGGAACAAACTCGAATCATATTGATGGGGTGTTTGCAACCTCACTCAAAAAAGAATCTAAAGCCACAAGAGATATTACCTCTTCCTTGGGATAATAAGAATAAGCCGAAAAAAGAGATAGCTTCAAAAGAACACATACAAAAAGTTCTCGAGAAATACAATAAAAGTAAGTTTAATAAAATATAAAAAGTAATGGGGTTCTCAGTAAAGACCATCTCGATAATTGTCGCAGCTAACGTAAAAGGGTTAGAGAAGGGAATGGGTAAAGCTAACAAGAGTTTAGCTAATTTCGCTTCGGGTGCAGCTCGTATGGGTTCTTTACTTACCTTTAGTGTAACAGCACCTTTAGCCGCTTTAGGTAAGTCGGCTATGGACACGTTTGTAGCATTTGAAGATGGTATGACTAAAGTTGGAGTAGTAACAGGGGCAACTTCTAAAGAATTTGCTATGCTTACTGATTCAGCTAGAGAACTCGGAAAGACAACTCAATTTACAGCTAAACAATTTTCTGACTTACAACTAATATTAGGTCGTAAAGGTTTTAAACCTGATCAAATAATAGATATGCAAGAAGCTATTGCTAAGTTAGCTTTAGCAACTGGAGAAGATTTATCTCTTGCAGCAGAAACAGTATCGGCTTCGTTAAACGCATTTAATTTAGATGCAGACGAATCGGTACGAGTAGCAAACACTTTAGCTCAAGCCTCAGCTAGTGCAACAATACAACTTAATACATTTAGTACCGCTTTCGGTCACGCAGGAGCTTCGGCTAATGCAGTAGGGGTTTCTGTAGAACGTCTATCAGCGATGATGGGTGTACTTATGGATAATGGTATTAAGGCTTCTAAAGCAGGTACAGGACTTCGTAAAATATTTAGCAAACTAAATGAGGCGGGTATTCCATTTAACGAAACTCTCGAAAAAATGGCTTCAGGTCAAATGACCTTAAATGATGCCAACGCTTTAGTAGGTGAAACCGCTTCGGCTCAACTACTTATACTTTCTAACAACTTAGATAAAGTAGATAAATTAACTGAAGGTTATAAAAACAATACAACAGCCTTAGATGAAATGGCTGCTAAGATGGAAGATACAGCCAAAGGTAGGCTTAAAAAAATGCAATCTGCATTACAAGAATTACAGATTGTATTTGGTGAAATAATAGTACATCACTTAACTCCATTTATTGAAAAAATTACTGAATTAGCAAAACAATTTACTGAATTAGATAAATCTACTCAAAATTTAATAGTAACAACTTCAGGTATAGCTGCTACTCTTGGTCCTATTTTATTGGCTATAGCTATGATTATACCACAAGTTAGGTTTCTTGGTAGTGCGTTTAAGTTTCTTCTTAAATTTTTAAAACCTGTAGCGAAAGCATTAGCTAGTATTGAAGGTCTTAAATTAGGTGTAACAGCAGCATTTATTGGTTTTATAAAAATACTTCAAGGTGAAGAAGAGCAATTAAAGAAAAATAATAAAACACTACTAGACCAATCTATTATATTATCTGATAATGGTACAGCCTTAGATAAATTACAGAAATTATATTTAGAAGATATAAAAAGTTCTGAAGAAAGAGAAAAAGCACAAAAAAAACTAAATAAGCAAATAGAAAACCAAAATAAATTGTTAAGACAGCACAAGACTGTTCGTCAGCAATTTATGGATGTAATGGGTGACTCTATGCCAGGTGGCGGAGGAACTCAAGGACTTCGAGGTGGTCGACCTGATATGTCACAACTACCTGATCAAGCAATGGTATCTTTGTTTGGTTACGATTTAGGATTTACTGAAGAGCAAATAGTCAATCTTAACAACGAGATTGTAAATATGTTTACTAACTTCTCAGATGGTTTTGTAAATTTATTTGATAAGCAAACTAAGTTCGTTGAGATTAACGGCGAAATGGTTGAAGTTACTATGAGTTTCGGAGAGAAGTTTGGTAATTTTGTTTCTGACTTCTTAATTGGAATAACTAAGATGATAGCTAAGACAGCTATATTAGCAGGTTTATTGTCACTTGTAGGTTTAGGTAATGTAGTAGGCGGACCTGTTAGTGGATTTAAAGGTATATTTAAAAGTTTACTAGGTGGTGGTATTATGGGCTTTGCCGATGGTGGGCGACCACCTGTAGGTAAGATGAGTCTAGTAGGTGAAAGAGGACCTGAGCTATTCGTACCAGGTTCAAGCGGAACGATTATACCTAACCACGCTTTAGGTGGTGGAGGTGCAGCGGCAATCCCTGATGTAAGAATAAGCGGAGATGATTTATTGATAGTGTTCGATAGAGCTAACAGAAGAAAACAAAGAAGGTAGTATATGGCATTTGGTAAATATAGATACTCCAATATAATAGGTGAAAAAGGCACAAATTGGAATATAGAGATTTGGAAAGATGGTTTCACAGGTGGTGGAGATAACCCTACTGAATTTAAAATGCAAGGTGAAGGGTTTGAGATAACTTGGAACGGACAAGGTTCAGATAGAAGCCCAACATTTTTAGGTTCAGAATGTAACATTAATTTTTTTATTGAAAATAATGCTGATGAAGCATTTGTTTATGATTCTTTAGCAAGTGGTTTTCAATCTTATTATGTAAGAATTTACAAAGGTACTGTAACCAACGATAATATTTGGTGGTTTGGTTGGGTTCAACCTAGTTTTGACACTATAGAAAACTTACCCTACCCTTACGTTTATAAACTTGTGGCTACCGATTCTATTGGATATATTAATCAATTAAAACCTTTTACGTTTTCAAGTGAAACTGAAAAAAACGCTTCAAATAGTATAACTTCTGAATTATTACTAAGTTTTCAAGATGGTACATATACAGATATAAATATTGGTGGTAGTACAAGTGGTAATTCAAATCCTGCTCCTGATAATTATAAGTGGTTAAGAACAAGTGCTAATTGGTGGCGTGATGGTGATGAATCCTTATACAATAATGCAAACCCCTTATCTGCTTATCGTATATCAAAAGGAGCTTTTTCTAATCCTACACAATTTGATGAAGAAGGTAATGTAGTTCCTGGAGGGAATCCTTTAGATTTTAAACTTGGAGATGTTATAAAAGGTGTTTCTAGGTTGTTTGGTTTAAAAGGGTATTTAGCTGAAGGTAAATACAATTTTATACAGCCTAACGAATTATTAGATAATTCAACAGGCTCTTTAAGAACTTATAATTATTCTTCGATTGCAACAGGTACTACGGTTGAAAATATAAACACAGCAATAATTATAAATACGTCTGACAATCCAATATTAGGCGGTTCTACTTTTACTTACGATCCACCTTTAGAAAGTGTTACCTTAAAGCATAGTCAAGGTGCGTCTAATTTTAGTTTAAGTGAAGGGATAAATATAGAAGGAAGTGGTTTAATAGCAGGGTTTTTAGCTGCTAACACAGGTGTTCACACAATGCACTTTGTGTTTCACAATAATATTAGGGTTACAAAAAGTGATTTTAGTTTTAATTCTAATCACGATGTATTTAGTAACACTTACAGAAACTCTTGTGATTTAACTATAAAATTATCAAACGGAACAAATAATTATTACTTACAATCAAACGGAACAAATCAATTAGTTTGGACTTTAAATAATTCTACTGCCTTAACTTTAGGTCTTAAAAGGGGTTATGCAGTATCTCAAAGTGACGCTATAAATGACCCAAGCATAATGCCAAGTATTATCGATGTTAGTAATAACGCAGATTGGGATTCTTACGATTCCTGGCCTTGCAAAAGAACGCCTTATTTACTTGGTAATCAATCTCAGCCAATAGCAGCAGACACTTATTTATTTAGAACTAATTTAAGGTTTACAGCTGAAATACAAGAAGCACCTATTAGTGGTACTGTTACTATAGGTACAAGTACATCAAACGATTACTTTCAAAGAACTATCGGTCAAGCATCTATTGTTGATCCGATTAATGACCCAACGCCAATATCAAATAAAACAGAATGTGTAGAGTTTAGTTTTATACCAAGTGAAGAAAATAATGGACAATCAGTAGATTCTGAAATAACATATAGAGCTACACAATCAGACGTAAAAGCGTATGACACTAAAGACTTAGGTTCTATAGCAATAGGTCAAAGAATGGCAGGTGAAGATGCTTTTAGTCAATCTTCTAATAGACTTTATTCTATACAAAAAGACCTTGGAGCAAATGTATATGCTCCAGTAACAGAAGGATTTAGAAAAGGTAATTCAGGCGGTTATCAAACGATACTACAATTAGTAGTAGAAGAGTATTTACTAACGCAAGTTAGACCTTTACAAATATTACAAGCTGACGTACAATCGGCTGACATATCACCGCTTAAAGTCCTTAAATACAAACTTAACCCTACTGATTTAGATTTTAAATATTATCAATTCTTAGGAGGTACGTTTAAAGCTCAAAGCGAAATAATGAGTGGAGAGTGGTGTCAGATAGATAATATATCTCCTAACATTTCTACGGAAGGTCCAGGGTCGGCAGTTTTTTCATTAAATCAAGATACTAATTTTGAGGAAACAACACAAGGAAGTATATCTAGTATAAAAACTCAAAATACAAACTATATTTCTTTAGACGATTATGGTGTTATAGATACAGCCATAACCGCTGGGGGAACTATAGACAAGTTTGAAATTGACGGTACTACAACAGGCAGAATATATGATAATCAAAAACTTAGATTAAGTTATCCTGATGGAAGTAATAGTGTTGTAATAACATCGAGAAGTGAATTAGCTAAAGGTGCTACACAAATACTAATTGATAGTTTCACTTCAGATATAGATTTTCCAATAGGTAGTATGGTTTCGGCTCTTAAATCCGACCTAACCAACGTAAAAGCGGAAAACGTACTTGACGTTCGGACAGCTCACTATCACCACTCTTCGGCTGATTCAGATTATTACATACCTATTTCGGGTGCGTCAGTAGCAGAAGGTAGTTCTTTAAGTACAAGTGATTATCAATTAATGTTTACAGTACCTTACAACGGATTTGTTAAAAGTATAGTTAATTACAACTCACATACAGCAAGTAAACAATCTCAACTAACTTTCCACAAAGCAGGTTCTAGTACAAACATAGGTGACACTATTACTACTGGCACGTACACAACTGAATTTGCGGTAGATTGCCCTAGTAATTGGACTTTCACTAAGGGAGATGTAATTTCAATCGGTAGAGTTGATACATCACAAGTACACGGAACATCGATGTCAATCGTTTTACAATACAATACACAACCCGCAACACCTTAAGATATGGCACTAGCAAACAAGAAAAATAAGACTATATTCACTAAGACAGGTGATGGTAAAGACAAAGTTGATGACACTAAGATAACTGAGTTAGAAACTAAGTTTGCAAACGGAGAACACATACAAGATAGAGGTTCGTTTGCTCAGTTAGGTATAGTTTATCTTCAGTTACAAAACATATCGGAAGAGATAGACGAGCTTAGACGACATTTAAAAGAAGATATATCAGGCGGAACGCAAGGACCAAAGGGAGATAAAGGC